TATGGTTGTGCTGGTGTCTTTTATCAACCTTTGGTTGCTTTTGATCCAGCTCCCATCATTGAGGTTGTTGGATACAACGGTTCTCTTGTGCCTTATTCACAAAGACCACATGTTTGGTTGTATCCTGCTCAATCTCAAGGTGGCATTTTAGAATTACCATATTTGAATCCGAAAAAATGGTTGGATTTAACTAATAATTTTGAAGTACGTGATTTTGGAAGATTGCACATCAAATCACTGACAAGCTTATTGAATGCTAATTCTGTTGCTGGAGCTGGTTGTGACATCCAGTTTTATGCATGGGCAGAGAATATCAAAATGTGTGGTCCTACAATTACTGCGGCATTGCAAGCCGGTGATACAAAGGTGGCAGCGAAGCATATTGAGCAAAAGTATGATGAGTCGCCTAAGATTAGCTCGGTAGCATCTACAGTTTCGCGGGTAGCAGCTAAAGCTGCAACTTTGCCAGCACCACTTGGAACAGCAGCATCTGCTGTATCGCTAGCTTCAGGTGCAGTTGGTAAGATTGCTGGATTATTTGGGTACACAAATACTCCGGTAGTTGATGATGTTCAAGGTTTCAAGAACTTACCTTTCCATGGTTTGGCTTCGTGTGAAATATCCACTCCTGTGGATAGATTAACATTAGATCCTAAGAATATTCTCGCTAAAGAACCAGAGGCTATTGGTGTAGAAAGAGGTGATGAATTGGACATCGCCAACTTCTGTGCGAGAGAAAGTTATCTAACTGAATTTACTTGGGCTGCAACTGATACTCTTGATACTCTATTGTGGGGTTCTGTTGTCATGCCGCGAATGATGCGCCGAGATGGCTCATCTAAATACACGTGTCAGATGACACCAATGTGCATTCCAGCATATGCTTTTAAAAACTGGAGAGGTAACATTGTGTATCGATTCAGATTTATTTGCACTAAATACCACAGAGGTCGAGTGCGTATTACCTGGGATCCTAACACAAATCTCACATCGTTACCAAATACTAAGGTTTCAAATTACAATCGAATTGTTGATTTGACAGAGGAAACTGATGTCTCTATTGAGGTGCCTTTTCTGGCACCAGCGGCATATTGTATGAATGGTAATGGTTACGGTCAGTACTATGGTATTTCACCACCAGCACCAAATCATGAGTATGATAATGGGCAGATAACCTTGCGAGTTTTGAATCAGCAAACTAGTCCCATCTTGAGTGCTGATATTATTTGCCTGGTTAGTGTGTATGGTAAAGGTATGGAATTTGCACAACCTAGAAATGTGAGTGAGAAATTTACAGCCTACTCATTACAGTCTACAGATACTTATGCTGAAGGTAAACCATCTGAAGTTTTATTTGAGAATACTGAAGCACCTTCCAATTTAAATGCTTTATATATGGGAGAATTCGTGAGTAGCTTTGATCAGCTTCTCAAGCGATCAGCATATCATGGTTCTGTATTTTTTGCTGCTAATGATGTAGCAATGTTGAAACTCAATTACTCAACATTCAATCGTTTTCCAAGGTATCCAGGATATGATCCTGATGCTCAATTCGATGG